GCATTTCGCAATGCACTGGTGTTGATAGGATAGCAATAGTTGCCCATGAACGCATTGCATCCACGGTTATAATAGCCGCCATCATTCTTGCGCATAGACCAACGCTTGCCAGTATAGATATATTCACGCGGCTTATATTCAATATTGACACCAACAATGGTCGGACGATAACGAAACGGTTCATATGCACGAACAATCTTGTCTACCCACATACCAATGTCGCCAATCTTTACGCCAAACTTGATTTCCACACCATTATGTTCATTAGAATCTTGTGTAACAACATGCAGAATGCTGGGAGAACCAGACTCATCAATAAAGCAGTTGTAAACATGCTTCTTACCCTTATAGAAAGAAGTCACATTGAAATTGTCTGTATAATTGAACGGAGTCTTGCTACCCAGTCCCATGCAACCATCACTGTCATTATCAGCAGTCTTTGTGGACTCAAAATATGTAGTATAGATAGTGTCAATAGCGTCTGGCGTCAAACCAGTGCCAAAGTCGCGAACACTGAACCACGGCTCCAGTGTGTTGGGTGCATGAACCTCAAACATCTTTTCAGTGTTCTTGGCCTTGACATGACTGTCCCATGCATTGGCACCAAGTTCGCGCGGAATGGCGAGAATTGGTTCGCTATAAAAACCAGACAAAATCTTGAACGCCTTGGCAGACGCCTTGATCTTGAAACGAGTCGGCGCAGAAAGAATATTGCTGATGACTGGTGAGGATTTTTCTTGTGTGATAATCATGTGTTTTTTATTACTATGCTATCAGTATGCCGACATAATATATAAAGTCAAGACGTTTTGATAAAAAATATCAACTTTCTTTAGAAAGAAACATTTTATTCAATGTATGAGCAATCTGCACAACATTCTGAACATCAATGAATTGTGCATCTTTGCCATACATGGTACGAAACAAGTTGGAATTTTTATCAGAAAGTTTGCTGTTTGTATTATTACATTCAACAAAATAGCTCAAAACAGATACGCCAATTTCACGAATTTTATTGATTTGCTTCTTTGTGTGTTGTGCTGCGACGTTTCCATAATAACTCACACCAAATGCAGGTTCGCCATCAGACAGATTTACAAAATAACTATCCATTTCATATGTAGAAGCAGGAATATGCTTGATAATTGCCTGAAATGCAAGTCCTTCTGGAGTAGAACCATGTGGAAATAACAATGGAAATAATTGAACAATCTTATTGAACTTGTCTTTGCGCGAATCATATGCCAAAACAATATAAGGAGTTTCATATCCACCACGATCTTTAGAAACTCCACTTCTAAATGAAATACTTAAAGTTACATTATTGATCATACTAACAGCCTTGGCAATTGCAACAAGTGTTGTCATTGTTTTTTCCCACTTTGTTTCCATTGAAGAAGAGGCATCCACAGTTACATGCAAATGAGCATTCTTATATTTGTCTGTGGTGGTTTGATAAAACAAATTTTCTCCTTGAAATCCAATAGATGCCAACAAACGTTTATCAATCTTACCTTTTTGTAGGCGAGTAAATTTTGTGGTTTTTACTTCACTGCGAATTTGCAATTTTCTACCAAGCATAGTTCCGATAATAATTCCCTGCTGTACTCCTCGCGAAGAAGCGGGATTTCCAGTTTCGCGAGAAAACTTGATGGTGTAAGGAAATTCCGATGTCATCATGAGTTCACGAGTCATGTTTTTTACCACAATACAATCAACCTTTGGAACAGTTTCATCTCCCACCTGTACAATATCAACGGAGCTTTGTTCAAGGATTTGAAGTTTTTTGATTGTATCTTTATCAAATGCAGATTGCCGAACTTCTCGCGAGACAATTTGTTCTTGTTTATCAATGAGTTTATCGACCTTTTTCTTTTCGGTGTTGGACAAATCTTTGGACGGATTTTCATCCGGTGTTTCATCAACGTCGTCTTGAATAGGATTTGCAGAAGACGGAGTTCCGCCCAATACATCATCAACATCGTCGTTGGAATCTGACTGCTCAGATTTATCATCGGACGATTCATCGCCACCAGATTGCTTATCTTGATTGTCTTTATTTTTGTCTTGTTGCTTGGGATTTTCTTTTTCTTCCACAACACTCTTGAGTATTTCTTCTGTGATTTGATACGCAAGTTCCAAACGGTCCTTTGGATTCTCAAGTTCAGTCCTAAGAATATTATTCAAATCCAACAATTCGCCAATCTTACGCAAAGATGGCAGAGCATCCAAGTCAGTGTTGATATTGGTGATATTGGTGAAACGAAACTTATAGTTTTTGACAGTAGCATTTCTATAAGCATCGGACTTCAATGCTTCACCAATTTCGGGCAGATTGAAATAACGGTCATATAATGCTTGATAATATCCACGATAGCCCGGCGCACTTTCATATGCACATGCATCAATATATCTATCTTCAACTACATTGAGAATATATTTTGCCAAATTACCAATATAGTTTTGATCAAAATGACCTTTGGCAGCAGCAGTCAAACTGCGAGGAATTTTTCCCCACATGGTCTTGATCAAATCAAAATCGCTTTTGACAATATGCATGGCTTCGTGCAACGACAATCCAACCGTTGGGTCAAATTCACCCTTGGTCAATTCACCACCAATGTAAATAACTTTACCATCAGTCATGGATGTTGAGTTCTCGGCGAAACGAACGGGAATGTTCTTTCCGGTAAGAATATACACAAAGTTGCCAATAGCACGGCGATATGCCGAAAGTTTCAGCAACGCCATTGTGGAACTGGCATCAAACTTTTGAGTATTGAAATCGTCGCCAAGCCAAAACTTGGAATGATCTGCTAAAATTTTTGTTTTCATCAGAACGGGGGCAAATCGTCTTTGTTCTGGTTGTTTGTGTTGAACACTTTGTTCAATGGATCGGCTTTGACCGCAACATGTTTTTGTACAACTTGTTTGACCATTGTGCGTTCACTGTCCAAACCGCCGTCGTCTGGATAGTCGGGGTAAATGACCATTTCAGCCAACTCTACCAAGCTAAATCCATCCACGGTAAGTTCAGCCATTTCTACAACAGAACGAGTAGAAACAAAACGACTCAACTTTCCTTGCTTTGTAAACTCACGAGTTGTAGCAGCAATTTGTGCAATCTTGTCCATGAGATTCATATCAGCGTCAGGACAAACCACCTTTATCAACTTCAATTCTTCTTCAGAAGAAAGAATATCAACTTCAATCTTAACCGTGAAACGATCAGTCAAAGCTTTGTCCATGACTCGTGTAGCTGTATAATCATTGCCAATGTTTGCCGTAGCAACAAATGACACACCATCAGCAACTTTCACAATCTCACTTCCAATCTTTTCGTCCAAACGTAAATAACGCTGGATATAATCAAGTGGCGTTAACAAAATATTCCAAGCATCTGGGTGGGCACGTGATAGCTCATCAAGGTGAATAATGCTATTCGGTGTACGCAATGCTTTTACAAATGGGGATTCATCAAACAATGTACCTGTTTCTTTGTTGAAATGTGTGTTGCCAATGAGTGTGGCACGAGGGTCTTGAGTAGCACCCATGTTGAGATAAAAATAGTTTTCACGTCGCTTGAGTGCGTCAACCAAGCATTGAACCGCCAATGTCTTGCCTTGACCAGCCGGTCCAAGCAACAGAATATTTTTGCCACGCAAAGCACTGCGTACAAGATACTTCCATTTCAATTCGCCCATAAACAGCTTTTCGGGCTTGAGTGAATAGCAAGTATCAATGATGTCTTTGACTTCGTTGATTGAATATTTCTTTGTTTTACTCATGTGCATAACTATGACTTCTTTTTATAGAAAGTCAAGTACCATATCATAAAAAACCCCACTTTTATATAGTGGGGATTTTTGGGTATAAACAAATGTTATTTAAATTTTTACCATGCTCTGCAAGACCAGTATCTTGCTTTGTGTCTTGGACCTGGATTTGCACAATTATGTCTTGCTCTAAAACTCTTGCGACGTTTTGGAATACTCTTTTTGATACGCATTTTCTTGTCGCCGAAATTAACTTTTACAACATTGCCTTTTGGGTTCTTAACATAAACTTTTGATTTTTTTACATCACCCTTCATAGGAACACCAAGTTTAACTTTACGACCTTGATATTCTGCTTCTTCTATTTTTTCCGGTTCGTATTTCATATCTCCATATATTTCATAAAATTCATCACCTTCGCATGTATGTTCATCACCTTCTGGGATCATATCCCATTTGGTTGATTCATATATTTCTTCCAAATCTTTTTCTCCCATGTTGAACTTTGACTTTGGATTGGTATGGCACCACTTACACTGTTCAAGTTCGGGATCGCCGGTGTATTTATCCTGTACTACATACCACCCTTGATTTTCGCAATGAGGACAATCTTCTCCTTCGTTTTCTTCAACTTCGCCCATAAATGCAAATCTTTTAAATTCTGCATTTTGTGCAGCAATTGCTTCGGCGTTCTTTTTTAACCATTGATCATATGCCCAACTTCCTTTGAATTGCTTGTCAAACCCCGCAACTGCGACTGTTGGGGAACTGAGGGCTTGTTTATAATAAACTGCCTTTTCTGCATTTTTTTTCTTTAGAGCATCGCGCAGTTCACGGTGCAATCCATCTCCAAAATCTTCTTTCTCGTTAACAGGAACGCAGTTTGGAACTTCTTTACCGCCCTTGTTCTTTGTACCATATGCTTTATAGCCTTTCCAACATGGATTTTCCATTTTTTTAACTTCTTCTATCACTTCACGAATAAGAGATTTTAGTTCGGACTTTTTCATAAATTATTTCTTCTTTTCTTTGAGAGCGGGAGTATCTTTTAGTTTTGTGGTAAGCTTGTCTGAACTTTCCATATCTTTGTCAGTTTTTAAGTGAGCGGTTTTTGCATCAGCTTTGTTCTTTAAGATACGATCAATAATCTTTTCAATCTTATCTACCATTTCTCCACCCATTGATGCAGATACATCTTTATTGATTGGAGCATTTTCTTTATCTGCTTTAACATCTGCTTTTTCAGTATTGTCATCCGCAATATCAATCTGCAATTCTTCATCGGCATCATCCATGGTATCTTCCAACTTCATGTCATCATCTCTTTCGGCTGTCTTCAGTCCAAATCCTTTTAAACTTTTGTCATATGCTTTTTGAACATATGTCTTTTCAGAATCACCGGCATGTTTCTTTACAAGTTCCATAGCAGCTTCAAGTGAAACACCACGAGCAATCTTGCGTTCAGATTCATTGGTAACTGATACAACATCATAGTTGTCTTCTGCGTTCTTGCTCAACTCAACCTTTTGATTGTCATCACATCCAGCAGTTTTGCCAGTTCCAATGATGCTGCCAGCATTATTTTTACCCATTGCCTTGCCCAAGGCATCAGAACCTTTTTTGTCGGCATTATCTACGTGTACTTGTACACCAAATTGATTGTTGGCAATTTCTTGTAATACTAATTTTTTAATGGCTTTTTTGATAAGATCTCTGTTGTTCATAGTGTATATATGCGTTTAGTATATAAATAGTTAGGTGCACAAAAAAACCGCCATGTTATTGGCGGTTTGTGTTGTTTTTATAATATTTAAGCCTCACAACTCTTACAATCAAGGATACTTCGTCCAAGTTCTTGGGCTGGGTTTGTGCCACGTTGATAATATAGGCACTTTATACCCTGTTCCCAAGCGAATATAATCAATTGATTGACTTCTTTGACCGAAGTCTTGGGATGTATCTGTAAGTTTATACTTTGCCCCTGATCAATAAACTTTTGACGAGCAGCAGCCTGTATTACAATTTCCTTTTGGCTAATTTCACCAAATGTCTTAAATACTTCTTTTTCATGATCACTCAAAAATTCAAGGTGTTGTACAGAACCACCCTTGTGAAGAATTGTTTTCCATACTTCTTGAGTATTCTTGCTATGCTTTTCTAGTACATTTTCAAGATATGGATTACGATAAGTGAATTTACCCTTGGCAAGATCCTTTGTATAATAATTGCTGTTGAGCGGTTCAACAGACGGAGACACTTGACCCAAAATAAATGAACTGCTTGTGGTTGGTGCGATTGCCATTGTGGTGACGTTTCTCAACCCATACCCCTTCAACAATGATGGTTCACCATATTCTTCTGCCATTTCTTTGCTTGCAGCAATACTCTTGTCGCGAATAACACGATGAATTTGAGTATTGAGAAGTTTGGCTTCTAGACTTTCAAACGCAATCATTTTGCTTTGCAGATATGAATGCCAACCAAGAACTCCAATACCAAGTGCTCTTTGATTTTTAGCAAAGTTATGAGCAGCCTTGAGAAACGGAATATTTTCAGTTGCATGAATATAATCTTCCATCACAGCATCAAGAAAGTATGTCAATGTTTCAACAGCATCAGTTGTCTTCCAATCATCATAATGAAGCAAATTCATAGATGATAAATTGCAAACAAATGTTTCGTCCGCTGAAGAACTCAAACAAATTTCGCTACAAAGATTGGAAGCATGTATCTTCATCTTTTTGTCTTTGTATACTTGAGGAGCATTATAGTTTACATTGTCGCTGAAAAAGATATATGGATAGCCACTCTCAAAACGCTTTTTGAGTACTTTTGCCCAGATTGATCGAGCATCTTTGTCTCCATCAATCATCTTTTTCATGAACTTGTTGTTTACGCAAACACCAATACTCAAATCTTGAATAGCATGACCTTCTTCACGAATACCAAGAAATTCCATAATATCTGGATGATCAATTGGCAAATATGCAGCAAATGAACCTCTACGAACATTTGACTGTGAAACAACTCTGGTCACGCTATCAAACATTTCCATGAAATGAACAGGACCAGAACTGGACCCACCAACGCTGATTGGTGTGCCTCTGGCTCGCAGTTCTCCGAAATATCCAGAAGTTCCAGCACCATACTTTGTGAGCATACCCACTTCAGCAGTCTTTTCTAGAATAGAGTTCATTGTGTCAGACACATATGAACCATTGCATGAAATAGACAATCCTCGACCATTGCCAAAATTTGCCCACACTGGGGATGATAAACTATACCATCCCTTGTGCATATAAGACTCAAACTTTTCAGCAAATCCTTTTTTCTTTAGAATTTTTTCAGCAGCCTTTGATATTTCATGAATTCGTTCTTCGGGTGTTTGACCCTTGGGTAGATATCCTCTTTCAAGAAATGTTACGCTGTCTTTGTTTAGCCAATAAATGTCTTTGCTCATATATATTAAAATAGATCGTCGAATGTGATAGACTGTGTTTTCTTGGAGTACTCTACAGGACGCTTGTGAAAGAAATCAGTCATAGTATTACCCATTACATCTTCATCCATCCACATAGTCAAATCAATAATTTCTTGAGACACATTAAAAATCTTTTTGAATCCAATCATTTCTAGTGAATCATTTAATCTTTTTTGTACATATCCTTTGAGAATATCTGCACTGATTCTTGAATCTTTATAGTCACCAATCATCCAATCAATGATTTTGGATTCGGCATCGTAGGATTCTTTGGCTTCGTGCAGAATGCGTGCTTCCAATTCAGCGTCAAACAATTCTGGCAGTTCTTGTCGAATTGTATTTACGATCTTAACGCCAGCAAGACCATGCAATGTTTCTTCTTTGGCTGTATATGCAACTTGTTGTGCAGTGTCTTTGAGTAGACCCTTGTAGCGATTAAACCAATTGATGATATAAAACTGACTAAATAATGACACGTTCTCTACATACAATGTAAATAGAATAAGAGAGTATACAAATTGTTTTTTATCATTTTCATAGTTCTTATCAAGATACTTGCGTAAATACTTGATTCGTCCTTGAATAATATCCAACTTTAGATTTTCTTCAAATATATCCTGCAATTGTAGCACATCCAATAGTTTTTCATATGCATTGTTGTGAATAACTTCAATGTTTCCCATAGTAATACCCAAATCAGATAATGCTGGGTGTGGAAGTGTATCACCCAACTTTGTCCAAAACTTCTTTACAGAAATTTCAATTTGACCAATAGCACTCAATGTGTTCTTGATGATGAGCTGTTCTTGTAGAGTCATCTCAGTCTTGTATTGTTGCAAGTCAGATGTAAATGTGAACTCGTTTGGAGTCCAATGTCCCGCCCACATTGCGTCTATATATTCTTGTGCCCAAGGATAGCGATTCGGTTTGCGTGCAATTTGTTCGTCGAAAATAGTCATAAAGGTTAATTTTTGGTTGGGTGTTGTGTGGTGAATAAATACATTTTATAAAAAATAAATTTGTAAAAAAATTTTAGAATATTTTCTTACAAATTGGTGTTTTCGCCATTTTGCTTTTGGCGACCACTGTTCCATTTATTTTTCAACATGTTCTTTACACTATTATCATCACCTTCCATAGTAGATTGGATTGCCATAGATTCTTTGGATTTGGCGTCATACAAATCAATTTGACCAGTGCTGGTGTTCATATTGGCATACAAGGTAATACCATCCGGTCCAAATCTATTTTTGATAACATGACAACGAGCAGTGTTGTTGGCTTTGTCTGTTGTATTACGGGCAACACTCAACACAAAGTCGGCAGTCATGATCTTACGATATGAATCGGCGATGTTATGGGCTTGAACAACATCTTCTTGACCACCGCCGCGATTGGTTTGTGAAGCAGTCCACACTGGAATCTGTAGTTCACCAGCAGCCTGACGCAGTTCTTCATATATACCACCAGCCTCGCTATAGCTGTTGCTGTTGGTTTCTTTTTCAAGAGGACGCAAAATGTCGGCATAATCAACCACCATTTCATCAATATGAATTCCTTCCAATGCTTGAATGCGTTCAATATGAAACTTTAATGATTGAGCACTTACTGTCTTCAATGGAAAATACTTTACAAAAAGTTTTCCTTTGATGTCTTTGATTTTTTCTTCAACGTCGGATTGACGATGTTTAATTTCTTGAAACTCAATTCCTGTAAAACAACAATCATAACGAAGACCAACATAGTTTTCATTTAGTTCCAGTGTGAAGTGAGCAATATTCTTTCCTGATTTCATTGCTCTGGCTCCGAGACTGCACAACAACCACGATTTTCCAATGCCCGCTGGAGCCACAATAATACCAAGTTCACCAGGTCCAAGACCGCCATCCATAAGGCTGTCAATGACTTCCCAACCAGTAGAAATTGTCTTGCGGCACATTTCACTCATGCGTCCAGCAACTTCCTTGTGATAGTTGTGACCAAGATTGCGTTCCATACCAGCCTTCATTGCCTTATCAACCAACCCCTTGATTTTATCATATTCACCAGTTTTTAGATGATCAACTGATTCAATAATAGCACTCTTCAACTTTTGATTCTTACAGAATTCAAGAAATTGTTCACGAACAAACTGCAAATCTTTTTCACTGATTTTTGTGTAAACTTGTGTTAGTTGCTGTACCACAGAAGATTTGAATGCGTCATTTTCAATAGTGTCAATACGAACCTTAAATACTTGCGGTGTTGGCAAGTCTTTGTATTGAATATGATATTGAATAATTTCTTTGAGAATCCATTGATGGGCTTCGTTTTCAAACGCATCCACATCAATAATGTCGCATATTCTTTCAAGAAATACTTTGTCAGTTAAAATACTTGCTACAATTTTTACTTGAAATTCCAAGCCAAATTTATGTAGATTGTCGATGATTACTGGTGCCATAATAGTTATTAGTTAATACGATATTTCGTATTTGTTATTTAGTCAATTGTTAATTAGAATGTAAAATTAAGAAGTGGCCAACACCGATAAAGGATAGAACACTTCTTGCAACCACACATGAAAATTTGGTATACTTGTATGCATACCATATGTGGTTAGTTTCTGAATAAACCGAAACTTGTTGAAATCATATATGCGTTGTACCGATTCGTCAATCTTCATTTGCAAAGATGGTGCAAAATTCGGTTCTTTCAGTTGCATCAGAGTATAGTTACGTTGTACAATTTCTGAATTTTCAACAACCGTAGCATATACTTTAGACTCATTGATACAATCTTTGGCTCGAAGCAGAATATTTTCTACCGAAGTTTCGGTTGATTCAACAAGCATAGGAAATCTTTTGATTGCAGTTTTTAGTCCAATGCCGCTTACACCATCAATATTATCAGAAGAATCTCCTTCTAATATACGATAATAAATAAAATTGCTGGGATGAATACCATATTCATTGATTACATCCTGTACTCCATAAATCTTTTTCTTGATTGGACTCCAAATTTGTACACGATCATTTACCAGTTGTAGAAAATCTTTATCAGCACTCATGATAGTGATTCTGCTATCTTTATACATCTGTGTAGCAATATATCCAATAGTGTCATCTGCTTCAATATAATCAATTGACACAATGCTCACAGGAAGTTCTTGTAGAAAAGATACAAGTTTACCCATTTGCTCCACAACTGATTTTTGTTCAGTATTTCCGTCGCTCATATCTTCATATGCACGATTAAGTCGTTTCATAACCTTTCTACCATCTTTATATTGTGGATATAACTTTCTGCGACGTTCACTACCACCTTTGCCGTCAAATACAACAATAACTCTGGTTGGACGCAACAGTTTGATAGCATAACCCAAACTACTCAAAAACCCAGACACGCCACCAACATGTTCACCATTATCACTCAGTGTAGGTGTTGCAACCCAACAGCGAATAAAGTTGTTAGTTCCATCAACCACCAGAATATCACTATTTTTTTCTTTCTTTGTGTTTACAGGCAATGAAGCATGTTCAGATTTTATCTGAGAGAATATTGATGCGAATTTCTTTTTTGTTGGATCTTGCATTTACTTTGTTTGTTCCAATATGGCGTTGAAGAATCTTTGCATGTTGTGTAGATATGATAATCCACCAACTTCTTTTATACCACTGTCATCTACTTTACAGAACGTTGATCCCATCAGTTCATTTCCTTTGAATCGTATTTCACAAAGCATAACAGTGCGAAGTGCTACATTGTCATGTTTTGTAAAACGAACAAGTTGCTCATCATATCTAAGACTGCATTTATTTGTAGTCAAATATACATTATCTCCATATCCAGTTTTATGAATTTCAATCTTCTTTTCTTTGCACCATTTTTGAAATTCTTCTGGTTCGGCGGGTGTAAAATTTGATGTAATATATTTATTTTTTGTTGCCATAATATTATTCGGATGCTGGTCCCCAGTTGCCTTCCATCAACTCCCGCTTTGCTTGTTCAATGCATTGCTGCAAAGAATATGTGGGACCACCTTTATCTTGTTCTCTCCAAAGCCAACGCCCATAATCTTTAATGTCAGCCGAATATGTTTTAAACACTTCTTCTTCAGTCATCTTTTCAAAACTCTCATAACTCAATTCTTCGAGAGGAATTTTTTTATTGTTTTCTTTTTTTGTTGCCATAATATTTTATTTGAGAACCGTGTGGAGGTATTTCACTCCACACGATTAATTTCTTTAATCTTCCATTCCTTCTGCTTCCGAATCATATGAAATATCATCTGCCATTTCACTATTCGGTGCCTTGTATTTCATTACGAATTGCTCGCAAATCTTAGAATACAAGTATTCTTTACATTCGGGGCGATCAACAAGCAACTTTGGCAAGTCTCTCTTTTCAAACACAACGGTTTCTGGTTCTTTACCAACAACCTCCATGATGAATTGAAGATTCTTTGCTTTCTTGTCTTCTTCTTTTTCTTCTTCTAATTGCTTCTTGGTTTTTTTCTCACCCGCAACTTTCACTTTCTTGGCGTTGGTAACAACATCCCATTCAATCAGTTTTTCCAACCAATTTCCATAGTTGTCAATGCCACGGTCAAAGTAGATATCAAACTCAACAGAACGCATTGGTGGTCCCATGCGATTTTTGATAACCGTGCATTTGGTTTTGATACCAATTGCTTGCTTGTCGTTGTTTTTGATTTGACCGATACTCTTTAGACGCAAACGCAACGAGGCGTGGAAAGCAAGAGCCTTGCCACCACTGGTTGTGTATGGATCGCCCAATCCAACAAAGCCAACCTTTTGGCGAAGTTGATTGGTGAAAGCCAAACAAATACGCTGTTTGGCAATCAGCCCTGTGATCTTTCTCATTGCTTTGCTGATTGCGATGGCTTTGCCAGTGGCATAGCCATCGGCACCGTGATCGCTTGCCATTTCCTTTTTTGTGGAAGCAGCAGCAACCGAGTCAACAAGAATTGTAACAAGACGATTCTTGCTGCTCTTGCGAACATAGCCGATGATTTCTTCGATTTTATCAAAAATATCTTCGACAGTATCAACATTGATATACAACATTTTTGGTACATCAACTCCAATCGCAGTCAAGAATTCAGTTGAAACAGATGTTTCTGTATCAATGAAGACTGCCATACCTCCCTTGCGCTGTGTTTCTGCAAGCAAATGAGCACCCATTAAACTTTTTCCAGATGCTTCAAGACCAGTTAGTTCAGTAATTCGACCAACAGGCAACCCCGCGTTTGGACGATTGGCAATAGCCAAATCAACCAAACTGTTTCCGCTAGAAACCCAATCAACTATTTGAGAAGGATCGTCTTCGGCGTCAAGAAAGAAAGCAACTTTACCGTCACTGTTCTTGTTGATAGACTCAGCCAATGCTTCTGCCAGTTCATCTCGACCGGATGTAATTTCAACTTCTACGGATTTTTTCTTTTTTTCTTTTTCCATAATAATTATTATTTTTAAAAGTTAAAAAGGGTGTACCATTGTGTACAACAGTACACCCTTTTATAATTTAGTTTATTGATTGATCAACGCTTATTAGGCGTTGTTGAACAAATCATTAAACTCGTCCGCAATTGCCTTTGTGTTGGCGGGAGCCTTGACAGAAGCCTTGGCGGTTGCACTCACAACCGGCTTTGAGGCAGGTTCTTCCGAGGCAGTGTCAGTTGTTTCTGGTGCAGAATCACCGTCTGGATTTGCTTCTGAGGCATTGAGCCAAGTATCCATAACAGATGCCAGTTCATCATAAGTCAATTCAGGAAACAGGTCTGTGACGTTCTTCTGATTTTTGACCTTTTCTTTGACTGCACCATCATTCACATCAAACGCAACAGTTGCATTTGGCTTGACGCGAATTGTAGTTTCTGGAAATGACTTTCCGGTTTCTTCTGCGGTTTTGAATTCCACAGTAATATCGCGACCAGATTTTAGGTCAGTAATATCACCATAGTCAGGATCAGCAATGATGGCAAGAATTTCTTGATATACTTGCTTGCCCATACCCCAGAATTTCACACCTTCAGATTCTTGACCGCGAACAAGAATAGGAACATATGTACGAAGTTTTGGTTCCAAAGCCCGTCCCTGTTTCCATTCTTCTTTGCTGCCAGTCTTCTTGAGCTTGCTGGCAAACTCAACGATTGGATCTGGACGACCAAACGAAGATGGAGACAAATATGTCTTGCCATTCATGTTGTAATGAAAAAGCAATTCAATGAACGGATTTTCAGGATTGTGTGAGTAAGGAACAATACGGATCGTTTGTTTACCTTGCGGTTTCCACAATGAAGTGGATTTTGTTGTGTTGCTCTTGAGAGAATCAAGACGCGATTTAATTTTTGATAGGTCCAATGCCATAATTTTTTATTTGTTAATGTTTAATCTTGTTTGACCAATTTGAAATGCATCAACTAGGTCAAGGTTGATACAATGCATCAACAAACGACAATGGTCAATCTATAATAAGCAATATGCTCATTTTTTAATCGTTAATTAGTCATTTGTTAATTCAAATATAAGTATAAATTCATAGGTTAAATACCTAAAAAATTTGGTAATTATATTTTAACAATTTTGACTAATTTTGTTGGCGTGATTTTGACTTTTCCGTCACGCGATGTGATAAAACAGCTACGATAATTGTTCCAAGATATTTGATGCGAAGATGACATTACCCCATTATTCTCAAGTTTGATCAACTCGTTGAGAGCATTTATGCTATAGATAATGTTATATTCTTTTTTACGATGCACACTCATGGTATGTGGATAAAACTCACTGCCATTCTTTACTACATTATAAGTCAAAAATATGTCATCAATATTGTCTCCACTTTGTAATACATACACTTTATTGTCTACGATTTGATAATAGCTGCTCAATGCAGTTATTTCATTTTCGTAAGTTTGATATTTTGCAAACGTACACAACAGCTGTGCATTATATTCTGGCATATTACACCGCAGTATTTTTTTCAGATGCGATTTTTAATTCATCGCGGTCTGTATTTTTGAGCGGAACTACTTCACCGGATAGACCGGTCACGGCTACTGTATTTCCAAGACGATCACGCCATTCACCATATGGCGTTGATTTCCACCCTTTATCCGTGGCAAATTTTTTGGAAGGTTTTGTGAAGTCGGGTGTCATTGGAGATACCGGTGCCTGTGCTGGGGTTGGTGCGACTTGAGGAGTTTGTTGGGCTAGTGCTGGCTGTGCAGTCGGTTGTTTGTTTTTTGCCCAAAAATCTCCAAATGCTTGTGCTGCTTTTTCCTCATCATCGGCATCATCGGACGCTGTATAGTCATCTGTATATTCTTCCGGTTCTGTCGGCGGTGTTTTGTTGGATTTTTTCTTTGAGCCGGTTGATTTATCTATGGTAGTTGCAGTGGCTATTGGTTTTTCCGTTGGGGCTGGTTGTGTGGCAGGTTGCACGGGTGCTTTTTGTACGGGGGTTTTGGAACCGGTGGATGTCAAAGTTTGTTGTGTTTGTCTCTTTTGTTTTCCTTTACCCTTATAATACAAATGCATTCCGCCTTTACCATGAGTTGGATCGGACCCATAGTGTGTTCCTTTCTTTATTGCACGTTGTTTATATTCAGCCGATGGAAATGTTACGAGCCAACCATCTTTGTTGTATGCCTGTCGTTCTGGATACTTACCTTCGTCAACCACCAATTCATTGATTACTTCGGAAATAATAGCACCATCAATACCCTGCGCAGCCATATGTTCTGCCATGATTTGCATATGCTCAATATTATGTATATCAAAAATACCACTTTCAATTCGCGGATCTAATGCCGATTCTGTCAATATAATATCAATCAGTGATGTAATCTTATTTTTCATAGTCAAAGTTATATTCTCTTAAACGCCACGGCGTTTTGTGCATATAGATAAAATATAAAAGGATTTTTTAAATTTGACAAGTCCGGTTCATAATAAAACGGCTCTGATGCACCCGTTTGATAAAATATTATTCCGGCGGAATAATGTTTCATAGAACTAAACATCTCTTCCGCGATTCTGCGTGAAGTAAACATTTCTTCTGGACTTGCGGGTTTTTTAAAAATTTCCAAGTTTTTTATTTCCGGTAACAATATTGCGTTCTTTTTATCCGATATTGCTGATACATTCAATGTCACTGGTTCGGATGCTGTGCCGGGATTCAAAATTTTATTTTTTGTTTCCGGAGAAATTTTATCAATTGACATTATTTGTTGGTCGTCTCCGATATCAAATTCTACTCTATCTTTCATTCCCGCCTTTTCCAAATCATCTGGAGACATTTTGTGCAAATAAATTGTAAGCTCAAACAATCCCTTTATTGCTGTGCTGACGACTCCACTCCAATCCAATTCTGTGAGCAATCGTTTTGTATATTTGCTATACTTTGTTTTTCCAGAATCTTTTATTCCAGCCTCGTCGATCATATTTATTAATATTTCCACAGCATCTGGCGTGCTTCTGCAATACGAAAACAATTCATTCATTGCGTGTGGAAATTTGAGTTTGGAAAATCCTCTGTCAAACACTGTCAATGGTACTCTAAATGTTCCTTGACTTGCATCCAATTCTTTCACATCTATTACACCACCGTCCATTAGTTGCAAATCTCCAGATTTTTGTCCGGTTGTTTTGCATCCTTGTATCAGAATAGTAAAAATAAATTCTCCGCGACCAACTTGAGTTTTTACCAATTCTCTTCTCACAGAAGTATCATCCAACGCTTGAATGAATTTTCCATATATTGAAGAATTATAATTCTTATTCACGAAATCAATCGCTTGTTCGGGCGACAATTTATCATAATAAGTGTTTACAAATTCTGCGTATGTTTCTTCGTCAAAAAACTTTTTTGCTCTTGATATTATAGCCGCAGATACACCCGGATTAAAACCTTTTTCTATTTCAAGATTTTTTGCGGTGAATCCCGTAGATTGTTTGGTAAATCCAAGTCCAATTTTCTTTTCTTTTGGAGTTGCAATTCCTTTTTCGGACAATATCTCATTTAGTACTATCATGTTTTCCGGCGTATCATGTCCAGACACCAATCCATCATGCGAACGCATTGCCCACTCATTTAAAATGTCGTTTACGATCTTGTTTTTATCCATGGTATATAAATATTCATATATACCACAAAACCGCCTATGATATATATGCAACTATATTATAAATATCAAGCAAGATCAATATGCTTCATATCTTTGTAATTTTTACCAATATATAATTTGACCGGAAACTTGTCGCGTTCCATGATGCTTTTTAATCTTTTTATAGTATCCATCTTATCATCTTTGTGCATATCAAACAATATGCTGTCATATGTATACAACACAGGCTTGCTTTTTTTGTGTTTTAGGTACTCTAATAGATCACCTAAAACACCCACCGCCATCTCAGTTTCAAATGCTTGTAATATATAATTAAACAATTTGCTTGGATTGGCGTCTGGAATATGGCATGTCTTGATTTTTCTTTTATATTTGGGAGTTTCAATATATCCATTCTTGGTATAGAACTTCCATCTATGGTCAATATATTCTTGAATCTTGGCAAAGTATGGTATGTGTAGCCATTTCTTGTCAAACCCCCCATAAATCTGTGGAAAGGTATATGCTTTGGCTACTGCAATATCTTCTTCATTAGCATCTTTCTTGTTAAAATAATACTTGGATAGATAAGCATATGGATTTTCATTCTTTTCCATATGAAAGTTGACCAAATGAGCAATAAGACGAGGATGAAAAGCATTATAATCCATCATAACAAGCATACCATCGTCGCTATGTCTACTCACAAAACATGTTCTGCTATTGTCTGTTTTGTTCAAAGCAGCATAATTTACACTTGCAAATCTATTGCTTGGTCTGCCTGTTGAAGTTAGTAGGTTATACTGCGTATATACCAGATTATTTTTAACATGCTTGGTTTGTTCGTTGCCAAATTCTTCAGTAAAATCTTCATTTACACACATGCCATTGGCTTCAAGTTCTGCAAAACAGTTTGTGGTGGTATTATTTACAAACTTAAATCCATCTTCTTTTATAATACTTGTGTCTAGTTCATCAATACCTTTTATTTTTTCCATGAATGCGCGAGCATGCTTTAGCAATGGCACACACATGTTTACATCTGGTATATTTCTGAAATTATTTTCAACAAACTTATGTGCGTTTGTGCTATAATCAACATCATCAATTTTACCTTCACTCAAATACTTTATCAAATTCACATCCACAAAATCATAATCTTCACCCAACAACTGAACTATATTCTTTTTGTTTATCACAAACTTGTCGCGAATACTGATTTTAAGTGCTTCTTTTATTTTAGACAAACAATATGGCAACATCAAGCCTTCATTGTGTTTTATTGGCGCACACCAATATGATTTTGAAGCCAAAAAATAAAAGAACAAAATACTGACTTCATTGTTTAAGCTGTGCTTTTCTGCGTCCATGCATACTGCATCTATCAGCATAATATCTGATGTGATATGAGACAACAACAGTTGCAATTCAAAATCTGTTTCTACAATTTGCACATATTCACGTTGAATGAAATTTGTGCTTTTGTCAAACAGATATCAATGACCCTGCCAATATTCCAAAAGGTTATGCAATACTTTTTTTAAATCAATGTCAGCTTCTTTTTGTACTCTTTCAATTTCAAATCTATTCAAGTCAGAAACGCCCGGATCAATCACACCATTGATGCTGCGATTTTCTCTTGGTCCAATAATCACCCAATTTATATACACTACTTTATATAAATTTTGATTTATTTTGTTTGCTTGTTCACTTTTTATTTCAATAAGAATATCATCGTTTATTTTCTTTGCAAATGCTCTGGTGAAATTTCCGTTTGTGTAATTTTTTGAAGATGGTGTTGGCTTAAATGGCAATGGAGATTCCCCTGTGGATATTTCACTAAATTTGCCATATTGCAATGTTATGTCATCATTGTATTTCATATATTATTCAATTGATGTTAGTGGTCTTGCTTGTGCAGTGACGGACGTGGTCCATATTTTATTTTCAACTTTCTGTTTCACATCCGAAACTTGCCACACACATCTTTCATAATTATATGAACTTGGTACATGGTCAAGTGTAAATTGAGAAAGTGCCGTGATTCCACCAATACCTAATAATTCCATAGTGAAATTGGTACCTGGCATCAATCCATTGTTGGTATAAACCGATCGTTTGTCTTTTGTATTCAACAAAACAGACTTCAAGAAACTTGGTCCATTTTCAGCTAAAATATGAACTGTTTTTTTGTCCGGTGCTGTATAAACATAAAATTCTTTCTTGTTTTCGGATTTGAACATTCGTTTAAGCTTAGTTTGGCTATTATCCTTGGTATTATTTGACGGGGTTGTTTTGTCTGGCGGAATGACGCCTCTATCAAACAATCTGTCTCCGCGAGAGAACTTACTTATTTCCATCGTCTTTGCATCATAGTTTGCGGTGCCATATTCTCCCGGTAGATCTTTTCCACTTGCACTCTGCATGACCATTTGATTGGACATTTCGCCGCTCAACTTTACAGAAAATTCTGCCGATTTCATGAACGCGGAATTTACCGACCCAATTGATATTGTTAACAAACTTTTGGCATCTTTTACCGTGTTGATTGGACTAAAATTGGAATCTATAACCGTGTATACCGTTCCATTTCTTTCAACGGGTCTGCATTGCAATTGGCAAATATTACACACTGCTTCGGATATATGCTGCAACAATTCTTCTACCAACTTCAGTATAGTTTCATTTTTCTTAACAAGCGATTTAAAAAAATCTACAGAAATATATATGTCTTGTAGATATCCCCAATATCCAGAAGTTGGGCCAGTTCCATCCGTGCTTGGATATATGCTATATACCGGAAACGAAGTTCCATCTTTGTTTATGACGGATTTTATATCATCATATGATTCTTCAAATTCAAATTTATCTATTACGTTTTTGATATCCGGAAACAACGTGTAATAATTACCGGACTGCGTCGATGCATCTGCAAGACTTTTTCCTTGGGTTGCTTTTGGGTCTTTAGTTACAAACCTGGGGGCAAATTGATTTGGAATCAGAATGTTTTTGTTGGTAGATTTTAGCGCAGGGTGTGCACAGATTGTGACATCTTTCACATCAAACCTTGACGCGCCGACATTGGTATCATTTTCGTCTTTATCAATAAACTTTATAGAGAAGAACGTGTTTATTATGTCAGCAACCAGATCCATTTTCATCCAAGCGTCTTTTTCATACTTAAACACTCTACCTTCAATTTTTATGTTTAATTTTTTGGCCACATCTGTTTTTTTGTCAGGTTTATTCTGTATAGTCATATTTTCCATATCATTGAAAGTAAACTCGGTGAAATCTTTTAATTGAATAGTTTTCTTTTTGTCTTTTGCATCTGTTTGGGATGTTTGTTTGTTTTGATACGATTGCCCTTCAACCAAATAATTTGCATTTGTTATTGTTGTAAAACAAGTATAGCCGCCGTATTCATTGATAGAATATCCATAATCTGTTATAAACCCCATAGCCAAATCATAATTTCCGTTGGAAGCTTCAATCCATTCTGATGTGTATTCGCGTGTTCCTTCAAAAATTCCATACAACCATTTTGTGTCTGTCAAATCCACCAAAGAAATTGTATCATAATGATTCCATCCCCATTCCACCAAACAAGTGATTCTTGGCGTAAGAAAATACGGAGTGAGATATTCAAGTTGTGACAATGAATAACATTTCCATGTTATTTTTGTTTTACGACACAATGCATTAAATCCACTATTTGCACCGCCGGAAAATTCAGTATCTATTGAAACAATACTTGGGGGCGGGCGGTGTGGAAAATCGGAAAACAATTTAGTTTTGTCGCCCACAATCGCCTCACCGGTCATGCTCCCAATCTCATGCGGTTTTCCATATGCGTCCACCCCTATTGTTATATAGTTATCAGTCCCAAATCCATAACTCTCGTCAAATCCTTCGGTTCCGCCCATCACAAAACCCTGAAGTCCTTCGTCGGCCATTGAAGATATTCCATTGGAAAATACTCTTGTCCACGCGGTCTTTGGTCCGCTGTATGGTTTTCCTGCTGGATCGGACCCATATTCGCGAGTTCTTCTATCAAGTTCATCTTTGATCCAATTATCCAACGGATGCAATCCCCATGGAAATATTTTTTTATTTTCTTCTGCCATAATGTATAAACCTTTATATTGAATTCTCTCTTCTAAAATTTGATACAATTGTATCAATGTTTTGCGGTATTCTTATTTGAGTTCCCGTCGGTGCTTTGAGTGTGGCTTTGATGCCATTGGCTTGAGCAATAATCCACCACAAAGTTGCGTCTCCATAATATTTGCTAGCCATGCTGTCTAAATAATCTGTTTCATTAGCCACTATATAAATATCATTGGCATAATATGGTATTTTTGGATAGCGTGTAGTTCTATACACTCTCTTTCCGTCATAACGATTAAACACATTGTTTTTGTTTGATATATATCTGTTCATAATAACCACCTTCCAGTTTCTTTTCCATCTGTACTATATGATGCATTGCCGTAGTGAGCATCGCTGCCCAGTGCTTGTCGTTTTTCCATCAGTTTCAGTTGCACACCCACGTCCACTTTCATTGGTAATTGGCGAGACTTTACACCATCAATAATTATGGTTTTTGTTGGACTGGCAATGTACGAATAATCTTTTGAACGCAGTGTTTCCCAATTTGTGTCGTCTGGTATGGTCACACTCACCGATTGCATGACCGCCGGTTGATCATAAAACAAATCACCCAGTCTAAATGTTATCATTGGTGGATAAATGAAACGACTTTCTTTACCAGATGTATTAACATTCTCAGATTCATTTGTCACAGTTGCTTTGCCGGTATATTTACTTGGTTTTGTGAATCCAACTAAATAATTGATTCTGTTCCACATTGGTAGCATTTCTAATGCACTGTTTGCATATACAGTGAATGAAAGGTTCACATCTCGGCTAAATCCTTTGTATAAAAATAGTTTATCTGCGCGACCAATATATTCTATAGTTTCCCAGTCTGCACTGTGTTGATCACTCAGTCCTGTGACAGTTGCTCTGAATGGCACATATATCTTGTTGATCAAATCATAAAAATAGAAGAATATTAAATCTTTAGATTGATCGCCCAAAATTAATTCATCTGGAATTTCACCTCGTTCTCCATCAATGACATCATATTCATTATATTGATCACTTGAATTTGCCAAAGAATTGGCTTCATAGTCAGATACTTTTGCAAACATTCTATTATCAAGAGTAATAATTCCTGCCGCTTTTTGCATCAGAGATTCAAACTTCTCATTGGTGCTTCCTTTTCCTGGTATATCTTTATATGTTGGATAAGATACACCTTTGTAATCTTTTAATCGAGTATGTGCTTCTGTTGACCGTCTAGATTGAATGGGTTTATTTATATCAAACGACTCAATAGCAGTTTTCATGTATTCTGCATATACATTCTTCAATCCCGTAGTTCCTTGCAATCCTCCTATACCGCCTGTACTTGGGTCTGAAGTTAATCCTTCGGTTTTAATTTTATCATCATCTGCATACCAAACTATTGTATCTTTTCTCTTTTGTTTTTGTGGTGAATATTTATGAAAAACTTTAACGTTATTTTTTAGATCAATGTTTAATTCAATTTTACCATTGTAAAATTTTGGATAGTTTATGGCGGTAGTGGATAGTAATTCAGCCTTGTCTTCCAAAAATACATGATATGCACCGTCGTTGCCATTTGGATATTCCGGTCTAAATTCCCAAGATAAATCTGGGTTTCCGTTTATACCACTGCGCCAGCGTGGATTGGTACCCGAAATGTTATTTTTTAAATTTTTTATCAAACCATCCAACAAATTTTGTAAAAAAGTCTTATTTTTTTTTGGACCGGTTGTGGTAGTAATCCATGTTCTTGAAAATCTATCGTCTGCCGACATTGCTGTATTAAGACGAAGTTTTCCCGCTCTGCTTCCTCCCCGTCCACCCGCATAGTCTGAAACGTCACGAGTCGCAGTTCCATCTATTGGATTTACGCTTTGGGCTTCCATTTCACAGGATTGTATGCCAAGTGTGCTAAGAATCGCGGTTCTAAAAAAGTCCAATCCAACCGTTTCCATGTGACGAATTGGATAATCAATCAATCCAAACGAACCGGGCTTTGCCGTTGCTTTTAACAAACTTAATGGATTGTATACTCTTGTTTCATTAAAAGCATTTGCATTTTGCATCGACCTCTGACTGCTGAAGAACTTGAGTCCATTTCCTGTTACTGAGTATTTACCAATTCTTTGCAAATCTCTTACAGTTGAACCAATCGGAGATGCTTGACTATCATATTTGGTTAAATTCTTTAAAAATGTAGAATCACTTATTTTTGTATATACAAATGGCTGTGATGGTCCAAAACTATATGTTGTGAACGGAGTGTATTTATTATATATAGAATTGGCATTGGCTTGAAATGTAGCCACTCTTTGATCAGCCGTTTGTCTTTGTATTGGGCTAAATCCGTTTGGTATTGGTGTATCTTCTAGCATATTCTATATAAATATCATTATCTTCCAGTTGCTGACATGGCTGCACTCACATCACTTCCATCCAAATATACTCTTACAGCTCCACCGACCAATAGATTAGTCAATGTGTCAAGTTTAGCTTCCAATGCAGATGTGTCAATTTTTGTTCCGGCTGTTAGTGTTTCTGTTTTATCAGATTTTCCAAGATTTGCTACAGCATCTGTTAATTGTTGCACAACTTCTCTCAATGCATCTAGATTCTTTACTTCTATGACGCCAGCTGTTTCCATCGTGGTGCTGTCTATTTGAGGCTTAGATTCGGTAGCAATATCATTTCCACCAAACAATTTTCCAATAAATGGAATGTTTTTAACAAAATCAAGTGCTTTCTTGAATGGAGATGTAATGAAACCAAATATTTCGGATGCTGCGTTTTTGATGCTATCTACAACAAGTGAGAATGCAGATGTGATAAAATCAAAAGCAGCACCAAATGAAGATTTGATACCATCTACAATAGAAGTTCCAAGATTTCCGTCTCCGCCGAATATACCAGATATAAAATTAAACGCGGTTCTGAATGGGAATGTTATTACATCGAGTAGCATTGATCCTATTGCTTTTATACCATCTACTATCATTAAACCAAGTTCGGATGGCGACTGCCCCGCTATTCCGGAATCGTTTTTGAACCAACCAAACATCTTTTGGAATGGCCATTTTAACCCCCCAAATATAGCATCCCCCACAGACTTAATTCCCTTCAGCATACTGTCACCAACTCCTGGCCACATCCAATTTAAAAGCCATGCCGCCATATCTATGAACGGTTGCACCAACACATTATACAATGCTTTTGGTATTGCGACGAACGATTTTAGTATTTTTTCTCCAATATCCATATCATCACTTGACCATATGTCCATGAATTGACCTACAAGATCAACTACCACTTGAACTGCGTTTATTATCAATCCAATTGGACCCGCAAGCTTCGCAATCGTACCAAAAACTTTAACAAAAGGACCAACAAATGATGCTCCTTTAGAAGCAACTCCAAAAAAGTTGCTTGCCATAGAAATTAATGGCTTAAATAAATTATAAACTCTGGAGAATCCGGATGCAATAAATTCCACAAACGGTACCACCGATTGAAATATTGTTTTTAAAAATCCAAAATTGGATGCTATTGATGTGGCAAGTGACGAAATAAGTTTTGCGGTTGATGCAACTGCGTCAAAGTTGCTTCCAAATAATCTAGCAATACCAGTAACTCTGTTTAG